GGAAGAAGGCGGCAAGCCAGACACAGTTTACTTGTCTGCTTTCCAAATGAATGTAGCTCTGGGCTTCACAGGTAACAACAACCAGCGTTCAGCAGTTCAAGCTGGCGATGAGCGTGTTATCAAATCCTTGGCAGTATATGTAACCCCTTGGGGAAGCGTAGAATTTATGCCAAGCCGTGAGAACCGTTCCCGTGACATCTTCATCATGCAAGATGATATGTGGGAAATCGCATCCCTGCGCGGCACAAAGAACGTAGCTTTGGCAAAAACTGGCGACAACACTACTCGCCAAGTTGTGACAGAACTTACACTTTGCGCCAAAAATGAAGCTGCCAACGGCGGCATCTTCGACAACACAACTTCTTAATTGTGTAAATTGGGGGCGGCCTGTGTCGCCCCCTTTCACCATCTGGAGGCTTAAATGAAAAAAGTTATTGTAAATGCGCTGAAAATGAAGTGCAGCAAAGGCCGGATTGAGAAGGGCGAAACAGTTATTCTCTCCGACGAAGAAATTGAGAAAATCACCAAAATTCGCCCAGCCATCTTAACTGTGCTGGAAGACGTAAAGCCAGTGGCCGCTGCGCCAGCTAAACCCGCAAAAACCAATGGCGCGAAGGTTGCCAAAAAGCCAACTAAAAGGTCGATCAATGTTAAAAGCAAATCACTCAACTAAGGTCTCTGAAAAGTTTACCGTTGACGATGATAAGATCATTATCAAGAAAACCTTTGACGCATCCCACATGCTCAAGGACGCGGCACAAGCGCGTGAGGTAACACAGAACAGCTTTGGCTCGGATTACAAGCATGTGGGCAACGTAGACATGGGTTTGCTGTCCGTATGGCTTAAAGAGGCAGGTGTGTCTTGGACTGATACACAAGCGGTCAAAGATGTGTTAAAACGTAAGTTGGCAAGCAACGAATTTAGCGCCCTTCGGGTCTGGGAAGGTAGTTACTAAGATGGAAATGGACGCGATTTTGAATATACTTTTCGGAGTTGTCATCGCTGGCATTGGCTGGTGGTTAAAGACGCAACGCGAAGAGCTGGATCGCCTTCGTATTCTGCTTAATCGAACCCGCGAAGAAATGGCTAAAGAATACGTCACAAAGTCTGACAGCTCTGAGGTTCTTTCTCAAATTATGAACAAGTTTGATCGGCTTGAAGAGAAAATTGACCGACTAATGGAGCGGTAAGATGATTGAGGTTCTCGCTCTCGCAAGTGCGGTTAGCACTATCGCAGGCGGGATCAGTTCCGCCGTGCAAGCGGGCAAGGACGTTGGCTCTGTGCTGCCGCAGTTTGGCAAGCTGGCAAAGCTGGAAGCCGACATTCACCTCGCAGAGCAGGGCAGGCATAAAGGCCCGCTGGGCAGGCTTACCTCTACTGAGGAGGAAGGCTTTGCAATTGCCAATGCCAAGATAAAACATAAGGAAGCTATGGATACCCTTCGCAGCCATTGCCAGCTATATGGACCGCCGGGGATGTGGGAGACAGTGCAACGTGAGATGGGTGCAGCCAGAGCGCGGCAGAAGAAAGCTCTGGAGGAGCAAGCCGCTAAACGTGACCGCATCTTTTACTTCATTACGATTGCGGTCGCCTGCATAGTTTTTGCAGTCGGCAGCGGCGGCTTGCTCTGGCTCGCAGCCTTGCTAGCGGATGAGGTGAGATAATGTGGGTGCTTCTTTGGTTTCAGCTTTCTGCAAGCGTCATTCACTTCGAGGTTGGCCAGTATAGCTCTGAAAAAGATTGCACGGATGAGCTGCGCAGGGCGTCTGTTCTGGTGACGAAGAACAATGAGTATCTGCAATGCTTAAAAATTACGAAAGGTAAATAGAATGGCACACACGATACTTGATGACTGGAAGGTTCTGCCGCGCTTGATGATGCTGGCGGTTACTGTGCTGACCTATCAGGCGGTACATTGGTTTATGTCGTTACCTGACCCCAGCGTTGCCCAGTCAGGGCTTGTCAGCGTCTGTATGGGGGCGCTCACAGGCTGCTTTGGCATCTGGATGGGTAAGGAGTCCAAAACGAGCGTAACCAACACTGGTTCAAGCTCAAAAGTCGAGTATGAGGTGGGGCAATGAGCTTTCTCAGAGATCTGATAGCGCCAGCCACAGAGTTGGCAGGAAAATTCATTCAAGACAAAGATCAGGCCGCACGGCTCGCGCATGAGTTAAGCACGATGGCCGACAAGCACGCCCAAGAAGCCATGCTTGCGCAGATCGAGGTCAACAAGGCTGAAGCGGCCAGTGGCTCAGTGTTTAAGGGCGGCTGGCGTCCTTTTATCGGATGGGTTTGCGGCGCTGCTTTTGCATACCACTTTGTCCTACAGCCATTCATCGTCTTCGGCGTTACCGTTGCTGGCGTCGAGATACCGGAGCTGCCTACATTTGACATGGGCAGCTTGATGACCGTTATGATGGGAATGCTCGGCTTGGGCGGTCTCCGCAGCTACGAAAAGAAACAGGGGCTAACGAAGTAATGGAAAACATCAAACTACCTCTGGCCCTTGTTGCTGCAATGGCCGTCCAGTTGGCCGCTGGTGTGTGGTGGGTCAGCCAGCAGGCTGCAACTATTGCCAGCCTAGAAGAGACTGTCGGTCAAATAGGCTCTCGCATGGCCATCGAAGACAACATCAATTTGAAGCGCGATGTCCAAGACAACGCGATGGAGCTGGAATATGCTTTCGTTGAGGTTGAGGAGATTTGGGATGAGCTGGCATCTATGACAATGGCCATTGGTGAGATCAACAAAATCAAGCAAAGGGTTGCTCTTATCGAGAACGATTTGAAATATATTAACCGTGACCACAACGGCATCATGGATATGAAGGGCGGCAAATAGTCATGTTCCTCGCGGCCCTCCTGATATGCTCGACATTGGAGGCGCAATCCTGTGTGGTCGTCGCAAATACGAACAATATATGGTACAACGAGGCTAAGTGTCAGGCAGACGCGATGAACTTGGCGCTTGAACTGGTTGACAAGGGCTTTGCCGTAAGGCCGTATTGTTTCAAAGTTGGAGAAAACACATGAGTAGAGCTACACCAGCGAAGGGCAAGGCCCGAGTTAAAGTTACATCAAGCGGGCGCAAGGTCAGCTATGGGCAAGCGGGCAAAGCGAAAGACGGCGGGCCACGGGTCAAGCCCGGCACATCCAAGGGCGATGCGTATTGCGCACGCTCTGCCGCGCAGAAGAAAAAGTTTCCCAAGGCTGCGGCTGATCCAAACAGCCCGCTAAATCTTTCACGCAAGCGCTGGAAATGCTCCGGCACTAAATCGAAGAGGACTTAATGAAATGGGACTGTATTCAAACATCGCAAAAAAGCGTGCGCGCATTAAAGCCGGAAGCGGAGAGAAAATGCGCAAGCCCGGCACTAAAGGAGCGCCAACGGCCAGTGCATTTAAAGCGGCTGCCAAGACAGCAAAGAAAAAGGCTAAAAAATGAGCAAGGCAATGGCAACGCTCCAAGCTAAAATCGGCGCAACAGCCGATGGCGAGTTTGGCCCAAATACAGCGCGAGCAATCGCAAAGCACTTCAACCTATCCCCGGCGCGTGGCGCTCACTTGATGGGGCAGGCATCGCATGAGAGTGGTGGCTTCAAGCGCACCCGTGAGAGCCTGTATTACAGCACGCCAGAGCGCATCCAAGCTGTTTGGCCATCGCGCTTCCCAACTGTTGCCGATGCAGAGCCGTATGCCAAAAACCCAACCGGGCTTGCTGGCAAGGTTTACGCTGGCCGCATGGGCAATGAGAATGAAGCGCAGGCCAGCCTGTACATTGGTCGAGGATTTCTTCAGTTGACCGGGCGGAATAATTATCGGGCGTTTGCGTCCGACATGGGCGTGCCGAAGGTTATGACCGACCCAGACTTGGTGGCTGACGAATATGCCTTTGAGACTGCGCTGTGGTTCTTCAATAAGAATGGATTGTTTGCCATTGCCGACGAGGGTGTGACGGATGACGCTATCAAGCGCATAACCAAGCGTGTGAACGGCGGCTATCATGGTCTGGATGATCGAAGCAACCAGAGCAAGAAAATCCACACTTGGCTCATGGCTTAGCTAACTGGACTAAGCTAAGTGGCCAAGCAAGATCAAAAAGCCAGCGCAGCGGTGGGTAGGGCCGGAGAGCATTTAGCCCTCGCCTATTTGTCGCTCGCTGGCTACATCTGCACGCTCTGCCAGATCAAAGACCACGATGCGTATATACAGACGGATACACAGACGTTGACCTTACAGGTTAAGACAGCCAGCAAGACGCATAAAACCAGCAGAAGTTACGCATTCCACACGCCGAAAAAGAACGTCGATGTGTCAGACGTGTTTGCGTTTGTATCCATTGAATTAGGCGCTGTGATCTTCCGCCGAGGTGATGAGCTGACTTCTGTGACAACATACATTTCGCCAGAGGAATTTATGGATGAAAAGCAGTCGATGCAAAAAACATTCGACAGCTTCAAATAACCGCTTGTGGGTTGGTGTACGGTTGATTAGAAAGTCTGAGTGGGTGGCTTAACCGTAACCGTTGTTTATTGGTTGTGCGTTACCGAATGTGCCAACATCACGCCACCCACACGACTTCAAAATATAATTGCGACCAGCATCATTAAGCCAGCGCCGCTTGCGAAGCCAAAGATGGCTCCGACAAGTCCGGCGATGTGAATTTTACGCTCTACATCTTCGTCAATCATCTAAACTCTCCACCATTTGTATTCTCTCGCCAATCCAACGCATAACCGGAACAGCCATTGAGTTGCCCATTGCCTTATATCGAGGCCCATCCGGGCAATCTTCTGCTGGTTTATTGCGCCACGGTATTTGCGTGTAGTCGTCAGGGAAGCCTTGCAAGCGTTCGCATTCAGTTGGGGTTAGGCGGCGGGCTGCGCTGGTACTATGTAGAATGTGTCCGGCGTTTATATCTTGCTGGGTTACAGTGCCTCCCGCGCTACTTGCGCGCGTTAATGTCCCCACCACCGCTGGCGTCTTGCTCTTGTCCAGCGTTGGCGTGACTTCCGTTGACACGCTGTCGCCTTGGTTGGCGCTGTTTTGCGCGCCGAAGGCTATTGGTTGCAATATGTGGTAGTCGCCCGTTAATGCCTCCTGATTACCCAACCACAGCTTTGTGCCAGCGCTAGCCATCAATGTGCCAATATTAGGTTTCCCACTAGCAACTACTGGCACAATAGCCTCAGTCTCTACTGACTCGTTTCCTGTGCGACTGAATGGAGCGCCTGTTGTAACTGTGGGGGCAGCTTTTTGCCCCGCTTCTCGGCTCGGCGCAGGATGCCCTGACAGGCTTTCGCGCTCAAATAGAACCGCTGCGGCACGTCGCCAGTCTCCAAGGTATCCGACAACGAACACACGCTTGCGTCGCTGGGCCACGTTGAAGTATTGAGCGTCAAGGCTTCTGTAGGCGAACCCATACCCGAGCTGGCCCAACGCCCCGAGGAAGGTTCCAAAATCCCGTCCTCGTTGGCTAGACAAGACGCCGGGGACGTTCTCCCAAACCAGCCACTTGGGCTGATATTGTGCAGCAATGGCAAGATAGGTGAGCATAAGGTTGCCTCTTGGGTCATCAAGTCCTTTGCGAAGTCCTGCGACTGAAAAACTTTGGCAGGGGGTTCCTCCGACCAAAAGGTCAATTGATCTGTCAATGGGCCACTCCTTAAATTGTGTCATGTCGCCAAGGTTAGGGACATCTGGGTAATGATGCGCCAGCACGGCGCTTGGGAACTTTTCTATCTCGCTAAACCACTGCGGTTCCCAGCCAAGTGGATGCCACGCGGCGGTGGCGGCTTCAACGCCAGAGCAAACTGAGCCGTATTTCATGTGTCACCCTCATCAAAACAGTTATTCAACGGCTGAATAGGTTGCTTACTAAATACCCATCGCCACTGGCGCTTGGTGTAACCCGGAACTTCAACAAAATCACGCACGCGGTAAACCTTGTTCGCTTGCCACATTTTCTTGAGATAGCTTGACGTGCGAGGAATGCTGTCACCCAGCAGCTCAGCCGCCTCAGCTGCCGTCACGCGCTGGTCATACGGGATCAAGGAAAACAGGCGATTGCCTTGGTCAATGCTGTGTTGTTTGCTGGCCTCAGCTGCGCGCTGCATAGATGGGGCCATAGTTGTCGGCCGACGCGGGCCAGATGGCAGAGCTTCACGTTTGCGCTGGCGATACATGAGATTTTCAAACTCCCACAGGCAATGGCCGTATGTGATCTCGTAACGCTCGTGCTTATCGGTTACGCCCTCCAGCTTGGCCCTCAATCGCTCTGCTGCATCTTTTTCATATCGCGCTTTAGCAGATCGAGAAGCGCTTTCTGCTCTTCCAGCCGTTGCTTTAAGTTTGGCCTCATCGCCGTCTTCTGCTCGGTCAGCATTATGCTGTTGTTGCGCTCCAGCCTTTTTATAATAATCTGAGTTTGGTCCGTACTCACGTTTTTTCCTTTCGAGTTTTATGTTCGCAGCCGAACAAATGCGATATATTGTTGACGGTGATACGCGCAGCAATTCTGCGGTTTCAATTTGTGACATGCCTTGCTGAGCGCAGTCAAGAACGTGGCGGGTGAGCGCATCTGGATCGTATTTCATTCGTCTTCCTCGCAAAATAAGCCACAGTCGGGCATAGTTTTCAATGGGCGACCCTTCGCCTTGGGATCAAGTTCATCAAGAAAGATGCGCTCATTCTTTACGCGCACAAGCCTTGCTCCCAGCCTGCGTGATTGCTCTGCACGCTGATCAAAGACTTCTGGAAATTCGCGGCGCACCAAATTCCAATATGTCGGGCTGGTCGCCTTTACACAGCCAATGCAGTTAGCGTTTGGAAAACCGCGCCCGTAAATCTCAGGCAACTTTATGCCAGCGGCACGGATCATGTCGGCACAATCATTCTTTGTCATGTTGGCGTCAATCAGGATCGGCAATACATTGTCCCGCTCAGTCATAACAAACCTGTCATGCCTGTTGCGCTCATCAACGGTAAAGCCAAGAACATGCCAATCAACTGGATGGCTTTCCTCCCACTCTTGGCGAGCGCGCTTTTTAAGCTCAACCGTACATGGTGCGCCGTGTGGGAAAGCCATGCCCTTGCGGCGGTCAAATACGTCAACCACAGATGCCAATGGATATTTTGAATTGACTGCGTATTGAATATCAATGCCAACCCATTTGGCCACATCTTCAGCAAAACGCTTGTTATCGTGATGCTCCTCAATAACAGGATTGTTGACAGCGTACACATTGTCAGCGCCATACTTGTCAACGGTTAGCTTGAGTGCCGCAGCACTGGCCGCGCCGCAAGAAAACCAGACTGCAATTTTCATTCGTCTTCCTCCATTGGTTCAATCTTACCCTTGCCATCGCAGTTATCGCAATCTTCCATAACGGATTCAAAGTCGCCATGCCAAGTTGAGCTTTGACGAACCCAAACATCGCGCTCAACCTCGCCTTCGCCATCGCACTCAGGGCAGTTAATCTTATTGTTCATAGCATTGCGCTCCTGATGAACAATGGCACTGCAAACAGAGCCAAGAGAAATATGATTTCGGCGGCAATTTCTAGCTTATGTTTCATTGTTGGTTCTCCCGGTTTGAGTGGGGAGCCGAAGCTCCCCGGTTGTGTTAAATGTAAAATTTGCCTACGCCGCCACCAATGTCTGAGAACCGTCTATCAGCGTGCAAAACTTTTTTTCCACCGCGCGGGCCGATAACAACAGACAAGGTGGTGGCGTATAACGTGCCTTCCCCGAAGCAGCAGAAGCTGGCGTATGAGCCATGATCGGATACATCAATGCGTAAATCATACTCTGGAGCATCTCCTTCGATTGAACTCTGCGTGTTTTTCTTCATTGCAGACATCAAGCGAAGTGCTGCTCGCTTTTGAGACATGTTGAGTTTTGATGCGTCGATTTTTTCGATTGCTGTTGCGATTGTCATATCCGTTCTCCATCTGTTTATACAATCACACTAATCCGCAAATCATCCTATGTAAATACTAAAGATGCACTTGCATAAACTTTTTTTAGGATGTAACGTCCTATCAAATTAACCTTGGAGGGTGACATGAAGAAAGAAAGTCGTGTGGTCTTAACTGAAGCCCAGCATGAGGCGCTGACGTTAGCCGCCGAGCGCACTGGCATGGCGCTGGCCACGTTTATCAGGTCGGCGGCACTAACCGTGGCGGCCAATGCAGGCATTCACGCTGAACAGCCGCGAGCTGACTAATGGTCAACGGGCGCAATAAGGGTGCAAGTTTCGAGCGGGAAGTTGCCAACATGCTGCGCGATGAGCTGGGCATAGGCTTCAAGCGCGACCTCGAGCAATACCGCGCTGGCGCTCATGCTGACCTGATCCCAGACGATCCGGCATTTCCGTTTACGTTGGAGCTAAAACGATACAAGGACGGCCCAATCGGCGGTTCGCCTTCATGGTGGGAGCAGGTCAAAACCGCCGCCGAGCGTGAGCAAAAGATACCCTGCCTAATATATAAATACGACCGTAAGCCGATGCGATGTGTGATCCCGCTGGCTGCGCTAACCGATTGTGATCACGATTACACAGTAGAGGTCGATTTTGAGACCTTCTGCTTTATTGCTAGGGAGGCAATGCAATGACTGAAGACCAAATTAAAACTTTAATTGACCACGCCGCCGAGAGCCTTGGCCATCAGTGGAACATGCACGGTAGTGGCTCAGGCGTAGCCGATGCGCTTGACACTATGGCCAGAGGTGATGGCAACATTCGTGGAATAGCTCAAGCACTGTTCCAAATCGGTGATGCGCTTGAGTCAATCTCAAAAACTTACGCTCGTGAGCTTGATGCAAAGCTAGAAGGCGAAAT